ATGACCGACAAGAGTTCGCAGCTTTCTGGCATGGCGACCTCTGTGGTCGAACACCGCAAGGGAGCATCCATTGATGATGCTGCCAAGATGATCGCGGATGCCAAGGCTAGGATCGCCAGCAAGGTCCGGGATAGCGCAATCGAAGCGGAAGTCGTAGAGACTCAGTAATGCTGAACTGGCGTAAGCACCCGATCCTCACTCCTCCGACAGACGAGGAGATTGCGATGATGGACGCGGAGGAACTCCTCAAGGTCCATACGATCTACCATGAGGCGATTGAGAATGGTGAGAAAGACCCGTACTACTACGGATTCCGCCTTCCTCACTGGGAGCGAGCTGAGGAGCAACTGACCAACGTTGACGAGATCTTGGCGTTGGGAGGCAACCGTAGCGGAAAGACTGCTTGGGGGTCTTACTGCGTGGTCAAGGCTGCATACGAGAACCCCGGAGCCGAGATCTTCTGCTTCGCCCAGACTAGCGAGGTATCCATCCGCCAGCAGCAGAGCGCGATCTGGAACTGGCTACCGGCAGAACTACGGACCAAGCACACAAGTTCTGGGACGTACATCTCGTACAAGAAGAAGACTGGGTTTACCGACAATTCCCTAATCTTACCGAATGGAAGCCAGATCATCTTCAAGACCTACAGTCAGTACCAGAACAACCCAACGATTCTGGAAGGTGCAGAACTTGGCAGCAAAGACCCCAAGTGGCACAATGTTGGTGTTTGGCTGGACGAGTACCTCCTAGGAAACGAACTGATCAATACCCTGCGGTTCCGCCTTGCCACACGCAACAGCAAGATGCTCGTCACGTTCACGCCGATCGACGGTTGGACCGAGGTGATCAAGGAGTACCTAGACGGGGCTACGAGCATTGAGAGCAAGCCAGCAGAACTGCTCAATGGAGAACTTGTCCCTTACGTCCAGCGCAGTAAGAAGAGAAACGCGACGATCCACTACTTCCACTCACAGGACAATCCCTTCGGTGGATACGACCGGATTCGAGACACGCTGATCGGTAGGCCGAAAGAGGAGATCCTAATCCGGGCTTATGGGGTTCCAGTGAAGTCTCACACGACGAAATTCCCCAAGTTTAACAAGGAGGTTAACGTGGTCTCCAGTGACAAAATCCCTACAAAATCTGTCACCAGATACCAGATCATCGACCCTGCCGGTTCCAAGAACTGGTTCATGTGCTGGATCGCGGTGGACGAGTCTGGGACGTTCTGGGTCTACCGGGAATGGCCTGGGGTTGATGTTGGCGACTGGGCGGAATGGAAGAGCGGGAAGTGGATGCCGGGTCCGGGGGCGAAGGGTCAGGGCTACGGAATCAGGGACTACATCGAACTGATCCAAAACCTTGAGGATGGGGAGGAAATCTTTGAGCGTCTGATCGACCCTCGACTGGGAGCGTCCAAGTACCAAGCAGCAGACGGGGCATCCTCAATCATCGAGGACATGAACGACCAAGGGATGGTCTGCATCCCGGCTCCGGGGCTGGATATCGACGATGGATTGCAAGCTCTCATTGGGAAAATGGCGTGGGACACAACCAAACCGCCAGACTCCCTCAATCGCCCACACTTCTACATCAGCGACGAGTGCGACAACATCATCATGGCACTGTCTGAGTACACCGGCGAGCAAGGTCTTAAGGAGGCTTGGAAAGACCCTATTGACGTTCTGCGGTACGCAGCGATCGCGGACATTGACCATGTGGATGCCAAGCGCACCATGACGACCAGACAAGGTAGTGGAGGATACTAATCAAATGAACACACAGAAAAAACGTGGGCGACCACCAAAAATCGTTACAGAACAAGTCGAAGTGATTACTTCAGAACAAACTGAACCAGAAGTTATTACGGCAAACTGTCTTCGTCAGCACCCAAACCCAACATGGGTCCGTGCCACCGTGCGCGGAGAAGCAGTAAATGTAAAAATCCCTAGGAAATACGCAAACAAACTCGTTGGCAAACCAATAAAAGTTGTTAAGGTATCGCCGGAAAACCAAGACCCATATTACGAATACGTCCCATGAGCGATCCTACTGAAGAACAATACGAGTCGATGGTTTACCTAGACAGGGAACCTGATGTTGGCGCACTTGCTGATGCCTATGACCGTTGTTTACTGGACCTTGAGGAGTACTTTGAGGCGTGTTTGCAGTCCTACGAGGACAGGCGGAACATCTGGGAAGGCAAGTCTGATGACCTCCGCAAGTCTGGAGCGAATGCGTTTCCGTGGCAGGGGGCTTCCGACATGGAGGTTAACGTCATCGGTGAACGGATCGACGCTTACGTTGCGATGTTTGACCAGGCACTCCAGCGGTCTCACATCAAGGCGTTTCCGACCTCGATGGCAGCAATGCCCCGTGCAGCAATGGTGTCGTCCTTCCTTAAGTGGATGCGTTCATCGTACATCCCGGACTTCAAGAACCAGATGGAACTTGGGGCGAACTACCTGCTGGAGAAGGGTCTAATGATCTCCTACGTTGGCTGGAAGCGTGAGAAACGCACCTACCAGCAGTCTGTGACGCTTGAGCAGATCGCTCAGTTGTCCCCAGAAATGGCAGAAATGATCATTGCCGGTGACAACGAGCAGGATGTGATCGCAATGGTCCTCCAAGCGTTCCCCAGCATGTCCCAGAAACGTGCGCGGAAGGCAGTGAGGGAACTCCAGAGGCAAGGTGTCACGACGATCTCGATGCCGCGAACGACCGTGGATTGCCCTGTGGTGTACTCCTGCGCCCCGGATGGTGAGGTGATCTTCCCCCCATATGTGTCCGACCCGCAGCGTTCTCCATACGTTTTCTGGCGAACCTTCCTCACTGCACAGGAGCTTGAGAAAAAAGTGGCAAACGAGGGATGGGACGCAAAGTGGGTCGAAAATGCAATTCAAACACTCCGGGGCAAGGACTCGTACTACCTAGATGGCGAGAAGCAGAAGACCTTGGACCGTCTCCCGATCACGGACGATAACGACCTTGTGATGGTGGTCTACGCTTACCAACGCCTCATCGACGAGGAGGATGGTTCCGAGGGGATCTACTGCACGGTGTTCCATCCGACCACTGAAGGCTATGCAAAACACGAACTGCTCAATGGATACGATGATTACCCGTTTGTGGTCACCCGTCTATCCAATGACCAGAAACGGATGTATGAAATCGAGACCTTCTCTGACATCCTTCGTGGTCCGCAACTCCAGATCAAGACTGAGCGTGATAGCCGGATTGACCGTGCTTCTATGGCTACCCTGCCTCCAATCATGCACCCCGCCGGTCGCCCACCCAGTGAATGGGGTCCGGGTCGCCGGATTCCGTACCGTCGCCTTGGGGAAATCGCCTTTGGTCCAGTGCCACAAATGGACTCCGGTTCCATCGAGATTGAGAACGCGATGACGTTGCAAGCGGACAACAGTGTAGGTCTTAACCTGCAAAGCCCGATCGCCAGTGTTCGCCAACAGTTCTTCATCAACAAGTTCCTCGACCATGTGCGCGACGTTCTGGATCTTGCTTGGAAGCTATTCCGGCGCATGGGTCCAGACGAGGTGTTCTTCCAGGTGACTGGCAACCCGAATCCGCAGGTGATGACCAAGGGTAGCCCAGACGAGGACTACAGCATCGTGGTGGCGTTTGATACCCAGTCCACCGACCCGGAGACAGCAGAGACCCAACTCAAGAACATGGTGTCCCTCCTCCAGTTTGACCGCAATGGTCGCGTGGATGTGGATAAACTGCTTGAGTTCACCGCTGCGTCGATCAATCCGATCTTCGCTGATTACGTCCTGCGTCCTGCCGAGGAGAGTCAGCAGCAGGTCCAGAAGAGCGTCACGGATGACCTTGCCAAGATCTTCTCTGGAATCGAGGTTCCTGCCCAACCCAATGGCGCACAGATTGCCCTCCAGCTTGTTCAAGCCTACGCCCAGCAACCGGATGTGGCGCAGCGTCTACAGAACGATCAAGCGTTTTCTGAGCGTCTCCAGAAATACGCCGGAGCTTACCAATTCCAACTTCAACAGGCACAAAACGCCGAGATTGGACGCATCGGTGTTGCTCCAGCCCAAATGGGTGGGGTGAATCTCCAAAACATGAACCAACAATGAAAAAGAAACAAACTCAATCGGGCGCAGAGAAATCCATGAAAACCTACTTTGACTTCAAACTCCGCAAGGAGAAGATGGAGATGAAGGAGGAAAAGATGGAACGCAAGCGTGAGAAGAAGGGTCGCCGCGAATGCGGTTGCATGGACTAATCGCCATGAAATCAGCAAAGAAAAACCTCATCAAGCGGAAGGATGGTTCCTACTCGCCTCGCGGCATGTGGGACAATATCCGTGAGAACGCTGGATCTGGGAAGAAACCTACCAAGGCGATGCTTCGCCAAGAGCGCAAGATTCGACTCAAGGAGAAAGGCAAATCCTAGTGGAGAAGCGATTCAAGAAGGTAGTCACCAATCCAGACACCGGCAGGAAGAAGACGATCCGCTACGGTCAAGCAGGCAAAGCCAAGGACGGTGGTGATCGTATCCGTCCAGGTACGTCAAAAGGTGATTCTTACTGCGCTCGATCCAACAAGATCAAGGGAGATTGGCGTAGTGACCCTAACAGTCCTAACAACCTATCGAGGCGCAAGTGGAAGTGCCGGGGTGACAAGTCCATGAAATAACCATCAAAAATATGACACATTTACCAACACCAACAGTCAACGAGGCAGTTCAAATCCTACGGGATAGGGATGAGTTTAAAGCGGTAATTAAATTCATAAAAGACGAAAGGGAAAGGTTTTTCTCCGATCTTCGTC